ACTAGCATCACAATCTGGTGGTTATCAAACCGTTAGAATTGAAACACCGATTAAAATTATTGGTGCAGAAATTGTAGATCCCGATTCTCCTAAAAAATGAAAAAATTTTTACCTTTGATTTTACTGGCATTTCCAACAGCTAGTTTTGCAGACATCACTCATTCGATCCAATCTGTAGCTTCAGTCTCAACAGTCGCAGCTTCAGCTACAACAGAGCGAGTTGCGGCATCAATAAGTGTTGCAGGTAGCAATGTACAACCAAAAGCAAATGATACTGCTAATTTAATAGGTTCTCTTGATCTGGCTGATGCTGGTATTACTAACGGTGTTCCAACTGTTGATTACGATACTAGTTTTACAGTGGTAAATGCTGGCGATGCTTTTTCAGTGAGTGAAACCTATTTACAAGCGGATAGTACAAGCACTACAGCAGCGACAGTTGCAAATGGTATTGCTGCCCTGCCTCTTTTGGGGTCATATACGGTTGTGTCGGGAGGTGACCCTGGTTCTGTTGCTATCACATTAGATAGTGGACAAGGTTTAACTGTAAATCTAGCGGATATGGGGGCAGGTACCACAGCCACGCTGCAATCAACCATAACCCTCTCTTTGGACTAATGAGATGGTTTTTGCTTTTGTTTATAGCTTTTCATAGTACGTATGCACAGGCTACCACTCCTAGGTTCAGTGCAAATCAGATGCAATCTACAAGCAAAAGTGTTTCTACTATCAATGAAACTATTGTCACTGAAAACTACAGGACAGGCTATAGCTACAGTGTTTCTGGAACAAATATTCGTGTTAAGGAAGGCACTGTCATATCACCTGATGCCACATATACTACAAGTCAGAATACAGGAAAGGTTAGCTTTCAATGGGTAACACCAGATCTACCTACCAAGCCTCAATGGGAGATGATTCCAGGCTCTTCAGACTTTTCAATAATGGAAAACTTTCTCGCTCCAGGGCTGGACGCAGTATCTATCATCACAAGAAATCAAACTATAGAAACTGTGCAGGACTCTGTAACGCTATTTCAATAGCATTATTATTTACTAGCCCTTCATACGCATCGACCACAATCAGTTCTCCTTCGAGTTCAACTCAGTCTACAGTGGTAAATCAAGGCTTTCAGCAAATACAGGGAAACTTCCCAACTCATAGATATTCAAACGGAATACAATGCCAGTTGCCTACACTATCTTTTAGTCCTTTCATTACTAAAAATGAAGGCTTTAACACTCCAAGAATTACTACATCACGAACCAATATATATGACACTGCGACAGACAGCGATACAGGCCAGTTGCTTAATCCAGGGAAAATTTTATATGTCGCAGAACAGGAAAGAATAGATCAGACAAACCATAACCTTTCATACGGAGCAACTCTTAGCATCCAAGTTCCATTGGGAAAGAGATACAACGATGAGTGCTTAAGGGCTGCTAAAGCGAATAGAAAAACACAGGAGTTTATGTTAGAGGCCAAGCGTTTAGAGGTAAATCTGAATCGTGCCAAGGTCTGTGCAACTATGCTGAAAGAAGGTATTAAGTTTGTAGGAGATGATGCCATATCTTGTAGAAATATTGTTCTTACTACGATCCCAAATCAGATATTACCTCACACACACGAAATAAAAAAACCACCCTCGGCAAAAGGTGGCTGATCTATTTCCGGTTCCAAATTTATCTTAACAAATAATATATTATGGGCAAGTCGAACACAGACCTTTAATTCTTCTTGCCCTTGAATAGATTAGCAACACGCTTTACAACTTGTTTGGTCAATGGCTTTACAATCGAGAGAAGGATAGGAACAATAGCAGCCACACCTGCAATAAGACTAGTAGACACAGTAACACTAGCACTTGGGAAGTATTGATCGACCCAAGGTACTTCTTCCCATACCGCATTGCAGGAACCGTCCAATAACCCACGCTCATATTTTAACAAACGCTCCAGCCTTAACTCATTACGCCAATCTCCCTTTCTATATGGTGCGTTTTTAGGTGGGCATGGGGTATATAACTCTTCAACAGTCTTTTTCTTTACATTTATTGGTGGTATGTAAACAGTTTTAAAAGCTGATGCCTCATTATTATTTTCAATAGCCTCTGTCTCTATCGGGTCTTGTGGATCGTAGATAATAGATCTGATCTTCTGTTTTTCTGCTTTTGGTGCAGTAGCTTTCTCCTCTTCAACAGGTGCAGTAGTTGTTATCGGTCCTTGAGGACAAGTTGCATATTGCTTACGGTTATAAAAAACTATAGTTGGATTCTGTGTTATTTTCAGATCTCTATCAACTAAATCACAGGCAGGTTGCACACCTGTTAAAACAAATTCAGTGACAAAGGGAACAGAAGGAATATCAACAGTTGGTATCGTTATCTTCGGTACTTTAATCGTTGGCATAGTTTGGAAAGTAAACCTCTACATCTGTATGACATTTAGGACAGGAAAGGTTTGTAACCATAGTATATTGATCCTGTAGATGTGGAAAACAGTTTTCATCAACACTATGATCTCCGCCCCAGATTAATTCTGTTTTACAGTGCCAACAGTTCATTTGCTAAAAGGTATTGAAATACCTGTGCTACCAGGCATTGCGTTATCTAAAGCTTTTGGCATAAGTCCTTGTACCTTACCCATAACCTTTTCCATCATCATCTTTTCAAACTGTGGACTTGTTACCCATTTGTATCCAGCGTACCCAGCCCCAATAGTTGTTAAGGAAATTAAAAATGATAGGATGGATAAAATTGAACTTATTTTTGTAAGCATTTTTTTAAAATGATAAGAGGTGTATTCGTAGTTATTTATATGTTAGTCATAACTACAGTGTGTGTAAGCACACCTCTCTTCATATTAAGTTATATATGTAGAACTAATTATTCAAAAAGAGTACTTAAGTCCTAATTTCGTACCATAGGTATTCACGTCATCTGTGACAACAGCGAACTCACCATAAGCATTTAACTTATCGCTTAGATCATATCCACCACCAACTTTACCAGAAAGTTTAGTGTCAGAATCTCCTATAGAAGGATTAATGAAACTAGGACCACCTTGTAGGTAGAACGATCCATTCTCTCCAACAGTGTTCTCGTAACCAATGTGAAGGTCTATTGCATTACCACCCCACTCGGAGCCTACGTTAGTTTGATTAAACTCAGGGTTTAGATAGAAACCTGCATAAGCTGGAACGCTAAGTGCTACAGACGCAGCAGTTAGTGTCAAAACTTTCTTTAGCATAATTTTTTAAAATTAAAGCTATATGCTAGTTGATTCTAAAGTTTTTTCAAGTTTAGGTGTACAAGTCTCAAACTGGCTTTCTTTTTCTGCTTCTGCTCTATCTTCCAATATTGCATTAATGGCTAATGCTCTATCCTGTATGTTTCTTTGAACTTTAACAGCCTCTTCATAATTTTTCTGTAAAGTTTCCAGTTCTTGTTTTAGTTCTTCTGTTGTTTTACGAGCCATAAATTAGTATTTTGTTTTTCCTAGTGTAACGGCAGCATCCTGAGCAGTAAAGTCTTCTGTTGTCCAGATAGAAGTAGTATTATCCTCCTTCTTATAGGCTTTGATAATTTCTAGGTGTTCTACGTTTCTTTTGATTGTATCTTTCTGCTCATCTGTTAGAGAAGATAAAGCAGCAAGTTCATTAATAAGAGTTACGCTATCTCCAGCATTTGTGAAAATCTTTGCAACTTCTTCTGCGGTACGTTCAGCCATAATAATTAAAGGTTGTTGTTAGTAGTTTACCCTGCTTCAAGGGCTTTAACTCTAGTGGATAACTCTTTTATAGCATTAACAAGAATTGGTACAAGTCTTTCGTATTTCATTCCGTAGCTCATACCATCATCTGTAAGGTTAAGGATTAGAGAATCATCATTGTTTGTTCCGTATCCATTAGCCTGTTCTACTGCAAGTGCTTCCTGTGCTAAGAAACCAATATGTAGTCTCTGTCTTTTCTTAGATCCATCAGGTGTGCCATAAGGCTGTTCATCTGTTCCATACCATGTTCTTCTATCCCATCTGTAGGTAACTGGTCTTAATGCTTCGATCCACTCTAAGCCTTTAGTAAAGTCAGTTACATCTGTTTTATCTCTGGAGTCTGAAGAGGATATTGAAGTATCAGCACAATATAAATTAGTAACATTGTTATCGCCTAAAACAACATTACCACTTCCAGTTGTAATATTTCCTGATGGTGAGTTTGAACCACCAGCAGTATAACCAATTAAAACATTATAAGTACCAGAAGTTACATTAAAACCTGATGCAGCTCCCAACATAGTATTGTAACTTCCTGTACATTTATAACCAGCTTGTTTTCCAAAATAACAACCATCAGTACCACCATCTCTAATGCCAGCTACATATCCTACGGCTGTATTGTTACTACCATTTGAGTGCTGACCACATTGCGATCCAATATAAACATTATTTTCACCAGTTGTTAACTCTTTACCAGCCCAATAACCCATAAAAATATTACCACCACCAGTTGTGCAATTAAGGCCAGCTTCAAAACCGATAAAATTTGCACCAAAAGCAGTAGTTAGTGCTTTCCCTGCTCCACTACCAATAAGAACTTGTCCGCTTCGTGTAGTTGTTGCTTTACCAGCTTCATAACCAATAAGAATATTATCACCACCAGTTGTCACATTAAAACCACTTAATCTACCAGCAGTAACATTATTAGAACCAGTTGTTAAATAAAATAAACTGGCATCACCTAAAGCTACGTTATATTGACCTGTTGTAGCTTGATATAAAGTGCCTTGACCTAAGCCAGTGCTTCTACCCTCACCAGTTTGGTTATATCCAGAATAAGCTCCAACGAAAGTATTTGAACTTTGAGTTGTAAGTTTATGACCTGTGTTTGAGCCAATACAAGTATTACTACTGCCAGTAGTTATGTCAGTACCCGCTGCTTTACCAAAAGTTGTATTATGAGTTGCCGAAGTAATATCTTCACCAGATTTATATCCAAATAAAGTATTATCAGTGGCATTTGTACCATCGAAGTTACTACCAGCATCAGTACCAGCAGCAGTATTTTGTTGTGCATCAGAACTTAAACCACCACCACTGGCTGCTGCGAAACCAGCCTCTCCGTTTGCATCTACCGTTAAGACATGACCCTCTGTTGCCGTACTGCTTTTAACTACAAAATTTAAAGCAGGGACTCTAAATTTAGTAATATTACTATCACCTAAAGTAATTTCATTTGAAACATCTACTGCACTAGGCGTTGCTGCATCACCTATTATTATATTTCTATCGCCTGTTGTTAATGTATCACCAGCATAGGTTCCGATACATACGTTTCTACTGCCTGTTGTGATATTGTCGGCTACTTGATAACCCACTCCAACATTTCTAGTTCCTGTTGTTAATGATTGAAAGGAGCTTTGCCCTAAACCAGTATTTGATTCTCCTGTAGTACATGAACCTAAAGCAGTATATCCAAAAGCAGTATTAAATCCAGCAGTAGCATATCTTAAAGCAAAGCTACCAACTACTGTTGAATAATTACCAGTTTGTACAGAATGTGAAGCGTAAGTTCCTATTGCAACATGACCATTTCCTGTCGTTAAATTGTACAAAGCTTGTTGTCCAAAAGCATTAGCATTATTACCTGTAGTTCTGTTGTAACCTGCTCTTTTACCTACGCATGTATTAAAATATCCAGTAGTTATTGATTTCCCTGCCTCAGAACCAATACAAACATTGCTATATCCTGTAGTGAGTGAATTACCTGACCTGTAACCTAAAGTAGCGTTGTCATATCCTGTAGTTGCCAGTTCAGCACATTGATGCCCAATAAACGTATTTTGATACCCTGTGGTTAAGCTATAACCACCGTTATTACCCATCACAACATTATTAGCTCCAGTAGTTAGCGATACCAATGAGTAAGCACCAAAGGCTTGGTTGCCATCTCCTGTTGTGATTGCTGTACCGCAATTAAAACCTATAAGCGTATTTTGGGTTGCATCTGTACCCGTAAATGAATCCCCTGCATTTGTACCACCTACTGTATTCTGCTGTGCATCTGATGATAAGCCACCGCTAGGTAAATTAGTTAAATTAGCTCCTGATACTGCTGGTAAAGCAGCTGGAAATCTTGCATCTGGAATCGTACCGCTTGTTATATTACTGCCATCTATTGAAGTACCATTTGAAGTGACGCTGTTGCCCATATAACCATGAGCAGAACATTGATAGTGCAAAACTATAGGTGTTGCATCTGTTATGACTATTTGTGTATATGCACCGCTACTCCCAGGCGTTCCACTTGTAGTGACATTCGTTGTATAGGCTGTTGTCTTATCTGCTTCTAAATAAAAACGTAAAGGGTGTCCACTATTTGAGCTATCAGCTTGGTCAAACTTATAAGTATTTCCAGGTGTTAGCGACAAAAACGGTGCAAAAATACCATTTATTTTATACCCCGAACCTGATCCAGTACCGTTATATCTATGTGCAGATGTTTTAGAAGCAACTGTGACTGTATAAGTGATCGTAGAACTGTTAAAAGTTCCAAGAGTTTCACCTACTTCAAAAACATGACCAGAATCATTTTCAATAAATAATTTTGCATCATCTGTTTTAACAGCTATTTCTCCTGTAACTAAATCAGAAGTTGAGGGTTTTGTTGTACCTCTTTTGTTTCTTATAGTGTTAGCCACTGGCTTTACCTCCTATGAATTAGTAAGTTCCACCATCTATTTCTAAACCAGATACACTTCCGTTTTCTAAAAATGTGACTAAATCTGTTAATGCTACCTGAACCATCGTCCCATTATCATTGACCACCATACGATCTGCTGCTGCCAATGTTGTGGAGGTAGCAGATGTATCACCATCAGTACAGGTATTCAGCTCTGTAGTCGTGCTATTTAAGCCATCTAGTTTATTTAACTCTGTTACTGTCGCAGTCAAACTAGTGAGTTTAGTTACAGGTAAAGTTCCTGTAATAGAACTGGCAGCTAAATCTAATGCTAACTCAGTTGACTCTATAACAAGACCACCATTAGCTTTTAAATCAAGGCTTAATTCATTACCAGACTTATCTAAACCGTTGCCAGCAGTAACATTACCACTAGATGAAAAAGTACTGAAACTAAGATTATTTGTTCCAACTGTTGCAGTATCAGTTGTACAGACAAATCCAATGTCAGCATTTGTTGAACCTTGCTCAACGAATGTAAACGCACCAGCAGCATTAGCACCAGCAGCTAAATCATCTGCTCTAACCCATGTACTAGCTTTACAAAGATAAATACCATTTTGTGAAGCAGTAGATTGATCTTTTACAAGTACTCTTTCATCAGCAGAAACAGCAACACCATCAATAGTTTGTGTTCCAGATAAAGTTATATTTGCTGTCGTAGCAACCTTACAAGACTGCTTTACATCAAGACCTTCACTGGTGCTGTCAACATAAGCTTTAGTTGCAAAATGAGCATCAGCAGTAGGAGTTACCCCTGATACTGGGTTTGTTGCACTAGCTAACTGATCCAGCCTATTTGTTCTTACCTGTGTATCAAAATCACTTACTTTAGAAGCTGTTAAAGTTGGAATGTCAGCTACAACCAATGCTCTAAATGCAGGAGCAGCATCACTTCCACTAGTAGGACCACTTAAAACTGTATTAGCTGCTCTTGTATCTGTTTTATTAAAAAACGCACCTGATCCACCAACAGTAATAATTGAACTTGCAGATGGTGGTGTCGATCCATTATCACCAAAACCGTAATATAATTTTAAGTCGGCTTCATTAAAAGCTAATTCTGATGGAGATAAACTTGAAGGTGCACCAGCAGATCCACTGGCTGATCTCTTCTTAATTCTTATAGTGTTAGACATGACCTAAAAGTTTCCTCCATTAACAAGTGTAAGTTTGGTAGTAGTTGCATCTGCTTTAAATTTAGCAGAAGTAGAGTCGTAGTAAATGATAGATCCATCAACTTTGTTGGTTGAATCTAAATCAAGACCTGAACCAGCAGGACCTTGAGGTCCAGGAACAGCTACAGTTACTACTGAGGTTTCACCATTAACTATAACTGTATTTTTAGTGCTTGAACTCATGTTGCCGTGTACCCCTCACTTACAAATATAGTACCTTCTAAATAGTATTCCTTTTCTCCTGACGTATTAACTAATAAAACATCATATTTTAAAATATTTGGAGTAAATGTAGCAGTCTGCACATCTGTTAAAGAAATACTTACCGAACCTGCTGATCTATCTGTATAAGTCGTTGTAAAATCTGCAAACTTAGTAGTTCTAGTTTCTTCCCAAACCTGTGCAGCAACCGTAAAACCAGTAAGATTTATCGCATTATTATTACCATCTTTAAATAACAAAGGAATAACATGATCTGATCTCCTTTGAACAGTAAAGTTATACGTTCCAGGTTGAATTGCCATTAGCTACCTTCTAGTACAGCCACTTTAGCCTCTAATGTTTCTATCTTAGCAACTGCCTCCTGTAATGCTTTTGTTAAAACAGAAACGATTGCATCTAAATTTAAAGTTTGTAAACTGTTTTCTACATCTTTTTCTCTATTTACAGCACTTGGTATTACCTCTGATACTTCATGTGCTATAAATCCTTCTCTAATTTCTTCCTTGTCTTTAAAAATTTTTCCATACTCTTTGTATTGATATGTTACTGGTTTTAAATTTTTAACTTTGTTTATTCCTGATTCTGTTTGTAGATTTACATTTCTTTTTATTCTGTAATCTGAAGTCACTAAACTAACATCACCAGCAAATTGATCATCAACCCAAGCTTCGAGGTGGTTTGCCTTGCCAGTACCTTCTCCGGAATCATCCCAATAGAAATTATAGAGGTTAGAAGTATTAGCATTTGCAGCAATACCTCTTTTACCTACTATTCCACGAGGTAAGATATCTCCACTGATGGGTGATCCTCCTCCTGTATGTTCATCCCATACAAAGCCACCAACGGAATTGAATTTCCACCTAACTACACTTGTATTATTTGAATTATTGCCTAACTTAAATTTAATTTCACCACCATCTGTAGCAATAATTTGCAATGCACCTGTTCCTCTATGCTCAATTTGAGATCCGGTATTTGCACCAGCAAGTCTCATGAGACGTAATCCACGATCTTGATATGTTTGATCAGCAGTTAAATCTATATATGAACTTCCAGAAGAATCAGAAGCAGTATTCATTACATTTAGTATTGTGTCAGTAGAAGTTGATCTTTGTATTGTTATATCTTGTTCGACAACATGCAGACCACTAATAGGAGCAGTTGTACCAATTCCAACATTGCCAGTGCTTAATATGGACACCTTTTCAGATGCCCCATGAAAAAAACCAATCCTGTCATCGGCTGGCAATCCCATACCAGTTTGAGTTGCAGTACCCGAACTATTTAAAAATCTATAACCAGGATTAGAATTGCTTCCAGGTACAGCAAGATGAGTACCTGCAAATCCACTTACCTGAGATATATCCATCAAAGGATGAAAGCTTGAACCATTGTGAACTTTTAATTGGTTGACAGTACCCGTTTGTGCGATTGTCATGTAATTTATTAAAGTATTAGCCCCTGCTGCTGGTAAATTACTATCACTATTATTGCCTTTTATAGCCTGTAAATTTGTCTGTATATCTTCTCTTACAGTTTGACCGTTTGCATTTAGTATTACTGTATCCGTGTTAGCCATCTAATTCTACTTATAATATATTTCTATTATATTACACCTTTTTACCAAAGCCACTAGCAGTATATGTAAACTGTTTTCCTGTTTGAGGTACACCACTAGAATTTTTAAACACTACATTAAATCCTGTGCCAGATATATTAGTCACTACAAAAAATTCACCAGTTCCTAAAGCTAACGGATTAATAGTTACAGATGGTAAAGGAGCAGTAAAACCTGTAGAAGCATTTGTACCTACAAAAAATCCATTGGTAAACGTGTAAAGAGTATTACTAGCTACTGTTTGATCCCCTGATGTAGTTAGCGTAGCACTTGTTTCAGTTCTTGAGTCCATTAAAACTCTACTACCTAATGTATTGGTGTTTTGATCACCAAGAATGATTCTTGTATTTGCTGCTGATGTTGTAGTGCTTAACTTTAACTTGAATTTAAAATACTGACCTGTCAAAGTCGTTTGTATAAAATCATTGGGACTGGTATAAGTTGAATTATCATCACTTGTTTGAATTTCTACTGAGGCAGTGGCATTTTCTAAAACATCGCCATCAAACCTTGCTAATGCATCAACACCACCACCAATAATAGCCCCCTCAGAATTAAGAATTACTGCTGGAACATAAGTATCAAAAGAAGAATTATCATTGAAACCTTCAAACTTTACAATACTTTCAAAAGTAACTCCTGAGAACTTAGCTCCTAAATTTAAAACAGTACTAAATTCATACTCACCTTCTAACAATCCCGTATCTCCATCCAAAGTATTAAAATCATTGATCGTATCTATAAATGCTGTAATTGAATCAATCAGGATATTACTTGCATTTTGATTAATTTCCATTCCATTATTATTAACAGTTAATGCAGTTTTCGAGCCACTAAATCCTGTATTTTCTTGGATCGTTCCAATTAATTTTTTATCCAAGATATCTGCTTGAGATATTATGACACTGACGCTATTATCTGACTGTACTAAAGTTTGATCTTGATATTTTATAAGATATTCTCCCGCAAGCAAAGATACTGTATGAGTAGTCTGCGAACCATGAACAATAGCTATTAGTCTAGAATCTCCCCATGATGCATTGCCACTTGAATCTGAATTATATTTAATAATTACATGACCATTGCTAGTCACATCAATATCACCAGATAAAGGCCATGTTAATGTCAATGTTGATGACAAAACATTGATTTGACCATTAAGCTTGGTTGGAGATGATGGTGCAGCAAATAAACCTGCATTTGTTAATTCTTTGATTGTTGGACTCTTTGTTATTTGACCTACTGCATTAACTGAATAAATTTCAACTCTATAAATACCAACAGATGCATTTTCAATTTCAAAGATTAAATCTTCAGTTGTAAATTCGTCTAAATATTCTCCAAACTCAGCATTTGGGTTACTAACTACTGTTGGTTGGCCTAATATATTTGTCTGTTGATTACTGACAGAGCCACGTTTAAATTTATATCTAACTAAATATTTTTGTATTCCAATAACATTTGAAAAACTAACTGTAAAAACAGATATTACTTGTCCTTGTTTTTCTCTTAAATTAGTAACACCATTTATATCAACTGGGCCACCTTTATCACTATTTAGAATACTTGTTCCTCTATTTGTTGTTTGTAATTTTATGTTCTGTAGGTCATTTAAGTCATTCCCTAAATCAATATTTGCATATTTCTCGAATTTATATGGAATACCTGTCATCTTGTACAAAATCCCATCTTGTTCCTCTACATCGACTATTCTAAACAGTTGCGATTGAATATTATTTTCAATTAACCAAACAGTATTAGCTTGAAAAGTGGCATTAGTACTAGGTGCTAAAGGAGAAGATAAAGTTACAACTTTACCACTAATACTACTAATATTGGCTACTCCTGCTTTTCCAGCACTGTCCAAAATTGAAATAGTTCTATCACCAACAGTAGGTAAATCAGTCGAACTACTATCATCTATCGTTAGGGAAGTTAAGTTACCACTTTCATCTAAAGTAACAGCACTTACTCTACCTGCTCTTCTTATACCTGCTCTTACTGGATCATTTATTCCAACCACCGATCCTGGCCTTACTACAACACCACTTTCTATAGAAACATCAAAAGTAACAACATCTGTTTCGTTGTTTTCTGTCCACAAAATACTTCGACCATATCTAACTGCCTGATAAAAAGATGTACAACCAAATGCCCTTACTTTTTTAATATTATGTGTCTTTGCAAAAACCGTATTATTAGTAATCACGACAGTATCAAACTGTCTTGTATCCATATTAAAATACTCAATAACAACTTTTCCATGCCGAGTTTTAGCACTTACTCCCGAATAAGAGAATCCGTTTATAGTATTAGCTAATGAAAAAATATAAGTTGGAGTTGTATTAGTAATTAAATCAGTACTGTCATAATTTATAGGTCTATCTTGTACAAGTGTAAGTTTTCCTCCAGACCAGATAGGATAACACCTCATTACTCCACAAATTTGTTTAATAATTTCAAAAGCTTGTACAGATTTATTAATAACTCCACTAAAAGCAAATCTAGGTTCTTTACCATCAGGAGTATCTACTAATTGAGCAGAATATTTACTTGCTTGAAAGAAAGAAAATAAATCTACTTCTTTTTCATCGATGTAGTTTCCAAATCCATACCTAGTATTTAATAAAAGATCTAACAGTATAAAGGCTGGATCTGTTGTCCAAAATACATCTGAAGTTATCTCTCCACAAAATATATAATCTGATGGATATTGTATTCTCCCGTTACCTGTTATATCAACAGTAGGTGTAACATCATTATTTGGTAAAGGGATTCTTACTTTTACGCCTCGATAACGAAATGTTCTTTTTGGAATACTTTGAAACTCATAAGCATCAAATTTTAAAAAACTATATGCAGTGTAAGGATAACTAAACTGACCATCTTGTACATGGACAAGAGTGCCTTTTCCATTATCAATTCTTACATCAGTAGATAAAGTTGCACCTTGATAATCTGATTTAGGTTTTTGTATTTCTGTTATAGAAGAGAGAAATATGTCATCTTGTATCTGATCATTATTATCATTAGATGCTGTAATTCGTTCCACTGTAATTCTTAGAGGATATCTCTTATAAATATCTCTTTTAAAACTCTCTGTCTTGAAAATATGCTCTCTTCTATATTGATCACCAGTTCTACCATCAAAGGCACCACTAAACATTAAAGTAGGAGATGGGTCTGCTTGAACTCCTACATATTGAAAAAATATTTTATATTCTACTTTTCTTCCTAATAGATCACCTTTATCATTAGACTCTTGCAAACTAGGAGTACTTAAAGTAACTTTAACTGCTTCTGGAGCTAAAGATTGAGTTGACGATAATGAAGGTCTTGGAACTGTTATATCGAAACTTCTTGAGGTAGCTTTAGTTACTTTTAGATTTATGGGGTTAATTTTTTCAGTCTGCAAAACCCCCATTGTAGTTATTGTTGCTTGATTTTCTGATCCTCGTCTTACATCTAAAGATGATGTGTTATTACCGAAATTATTAAAATTAGCACTTTCACTATCTTTGTTTCTGATTGGAATATCATCTAAGAAGATATCTTCTTGGGCAGCTTTTATATATTCTTTCCTATCTTGTTCAGAAAGTTGATATATTTCTTTATTTGAATTCAGCTTATTATTTAATAATTTAGATGGAGTTGCAAAACCTTCTGTTAAACCTTCTGAAATAATATCAATTACTTTTGCAATTTCTGAACTGTTTAATGTATCAGGTTCTCTGGTAGGTTGTCTTGGGCCTCCAAACTGACCAGCTATAAAAGTTTTTTTCTTTTCAGTCATAATTTAATCACTTACTTGTGTTCCTCTAATTACACTATAAAGAAAACCGTTAAAACAATAATTAAAACCCGTTACTTCATCCTCATCATCTTCATCATATTGAACTCCACAAGTAGCAGCATCTTGATTAGGAATCATAGTAGTACCATTGAAAGCTCTATCCTCTTGTAGACTACCTGGATAGAAAAATTCATTTTGAGGACCATTTACAGGTAAACCAAAATTAAATTGATTTTTATTATTATTTTTAAAATTATCTAATATTTCATTATAATCATCAGAATTTATTGGATAATCTTCACCTGGATAATGTGTACCATTAAAAATAACCTCTGTAGATAATGAAGTTGAATTATATTTACGGAAAATTCTATAATATGTTAATTCATTCGGATCTTCATCATTATCAAAATTGTTAGTGTCCATACCAAAACTTGATATATAATTTTGGTCATCATTTAAAGGAATCGAAATTGTATTACCATCTTCACCTTGAATAGTGTCTGTCGGAGTATTGTCACTTTCACCGAGATCAGAAGTATCTATTCCAGCACTTGCAACTATAGAACCAACTATATATTCACCATATACAATAGGTATTGGAACTGTAGCAAGCGTAGTATTAACAGCATTAGAAAAACTAGCTGACAAAGGATCTTCTGCTTCTGGTTTTTGTTCTGGTGTAAATAAATCAGCGATACCTGATAACACTAGATAAGCTCCAATATAAGCAAGGTTTTTAGCTATAAATCCTCCAGTAAGTCCTTTTTTAAGAGTAAAGCCTAATGGCCCACCTAGACTAGTTGGCACAAGAAAAGCCAAACCAATTAAAGCTGCTCCTAATAATATTTTTCCAAACCCTCTTCCGCTTCCAGCTATTACAGGTATTATTTTTATCTCAGCAATACCCACTGGATCGTGTAATTCAGTTTTATCTATATCTACATTATTTACACTGACCCTATAATATTGATTTGCCATCTCATGTTCCAATAATGGAAAATTAGATACTAAAAATCTAACAGCTTCAGCAGTATTACTAACTTTTGCATCAAAAGACGAATTACCAGTAAGCTCTCTTAAATGACCATATAGTTTTATTTTAGTCAACATACCTATACCTCTTATGTGTACATTTTATATAAAATTCACTATAAGGCTCAACACAACTTAGTCTTTCATTGCAATGATGTGCAATATTTGAATCACCGACATAAACTGCTACATGACTAGGTTTTGGGTGCAAAAGCTTCATAAGAAAAACATCTCCCTTCCTTGAGGGTTCATAATTTCTAAGTTCTCTAAATCCAGTACGCCAAGCATAACTTTCAAATAAAGGGTTTTGTAAAAATTCTTCAGCAGTTAATGTTCTTTCGTAATCTTTTAAATTTATATTCTTTACTTCTTTATACCAATCTCTAATAAAAGTGTAACAGTCAGTAAGACCCCAAATCCAAGGTCTACCGTACAGTTTTGGTTTATAGCCATTAGGTTCAAGCTTCGACCAAGTATTTTCTAAAGGGCTATAAATATACCAAGGAAGTTTTGATGCTTCACAACTAATTTTATCTGCGTCAGATGGTTCAGAAGATCCTTTTGGATGACTATGAAAAATAGCAACTATTTGACCTTTTTCTTCACAAGCAGCGTAATTATCAGGATTTATTATAAAATTATTTTCATCTTTGGAATAATTAACACATTGAAAAAATACTTCTTTACCTTTTACATTAACAACTAAACCACAAGCTTCTTTTGGACTTTCAAGCTTACTATCTCTTATAGCTATTTGTTGCCACTGTTTCATCCTTTAAAAACCCCTGCTGATGGAAAATGATCTCTGCTTATTAATCTACGAGGACATTTTATATTTGCCAAATCAAAATTTGCAGCTAATTCAAATTGAACCACTTCTCTATTTTCTTCGCTTTTTCTATCAATAAAATATATTTCTTGTGGAAACTCCGGATAACTTGTATCAAAGGCATTATAAGAAGGAACTATACCTGTAGGGTAGTTAGAAGTTGGTAAGAATTTTTCTAATGTTCTTTTTCTTGTAACTTTTGCACCTGTGAGATCATTGTTAATTAATCCTTCACTTGAAAAACTATCACTAAAGGTATTAAATGCATTAACAGCAGTTAAAATAGTAGTAAAAGCACCTAATGCATTAGAAAAAGTTAGTGTAGGTCTAGGTAGTTGTCCTCTGCCAAATTTAAAACCTTCAGCTTTAACGGGTAAAGCAACATAATCTACCCCTGTATTATCTACATCTCCTTTTGTCCATTTAATAGATCCAAAGTTATTATTATTTGTTCCATCATGGAAATAGTAACTTGTAGATATTTCTAGTAAATTAAGTTGTTTTGGATCATAATGAATATTAGGTATAAGATCTAATTGAAATAATTCAATAATCGCAGAAGGATTTGACTGCTGTAACTCTTTAGTAATTTTTATATCAGAATTTGATACTCCTTGAGTCTGATCATTAGAACTAGGGCATGACGTCATGATTCAAATACCTCCCTAAATGTTGCCTGTATCGTGGCTCTATTTAAATAAGGAATTTGTTTGTTATAACCTTCACACACAAATTTAGATGAAGTAGATTCTCCAGGAGGTGTAAAATTAAAACTTTTGTTGTCTATAAATCTAGCATCAAAGAAATCTTCAATTTTTGTTGCATCTGCTTCTGATACATTAAATGTAAGATTATAAATTTTTGGATTTTGATTACTTGCTAATCCAAAAAGAATCCTTTGCTCAAAACCATCTGCAAAACGAATTGTTCTAATATTTGGAGAAGAGTTTTTTCTTAAGTTATAACTTGGAGTAGTACCACCAGTTGTCGTTCCAACATCAGCATCATTAAAAGTAAAAGTAGTCATTAGGCAAGTAAACCTCCAGGTCTTTTCTGTTGTAATATTTCAGATTGTACTGCTGCTGAGATAAGACGACCAAGTTCTCTTCCTTGTTGTTCATCACCTTCAACAGACGAACCAGAAGCATCTACGTTTACAACTATATTTGTAGAACCCATTGCATTGTTAGGAATAATAGTTCCTGCTCTGTCAGGAACGAATAATTCTGGCCCACGTTCTCCAACTATTGAAGCTCTACCTACTGGTGGCCTTCCACCATCAGCAAACTTAAGACCGCTTATAGGTTCTACAAATGGTGCAGATATACCGCTAGAAAAAGTAGTACCTAATCCTGGTGTTAAAAAATTAGAACCTTTACCTAAAGCATTACCAAATAATCCTAATATGCCTCTTTGTAATTGAGTAGCTGCCATTCTTGCTGCTGATTCAATGAAGAAATCTGCAATTCTATTAAGCATATTTCTAAACGCATCCTGTACTGTCATGGTTCCTCTAATTATTCCTTTAAATGAATCTTCAAAAGAGCTTGATATAGCGTTAGAAAGCTCTATAGTTTGAAACTGTGTATTATTAAGTTTTCTTAATTCTTTATCTATTTTTTCAATTTCAGAAACAATAGAAAAACCTACTTCTTCAACTGCCAATTTCTGTTGTGTAACATTATCTTTAATTTTATTTAAATTTTCAATAGTTTCATCTGTTTTTATTATTAGGTTATTTAATTCAGATTGATCTACCACTTGACGTACACCAAGGCCAGAAACTAATGAACCTTCAGGAGATCTTTTTTTGTTCTGTTCTATTTTTAGATCAATAATTTTTTTTCTTCTAATATCAATAAGTTCATTAATTGCTGCTTCTGCTCCTTGCTGAGCTAATAATCTAGTAAGTCTTAATTCTTGATCTTGAGTTAATTCTTTTGAAGATTGCTTAATTGCATTAAGAACAGAAGAAACATTATCTGCCTGTGAAAATGATTCAAACAAGGCAAAGTCACCACCAAAAAATTTAGCTAATCCTATACTTTCTTCTCCGAATCTTTTAAATTGTTCTAGTACTTTTACAGCTTCTTCTTTAGTCACACCTAAAGATTTACCTAATTTAGTTATAGAATTTGCAGATATGTTAGAACTTATACCCATACTTCTCATTTCCATATTTAATTCAGAAACTTGTTTTTTAAAATCAAGTACCTTTTGAATTTCTTGAGCAGCAGCAGTAGCAACAATAGAACCTGCAAAACCAAAACCAGGAGATAATGCACCACCAGCTAAACCACCAAGACCACCAGCAATAGCACCAGCACCGCCTTGTCCAAATAAAAGTGGAAAACCTCCACCAATAAGACCACTTTGTAATGCACCTTTAGCTCTTGCTGATCTCCCTCCAGAAGAAGCAAAAATACCTTTAGGATTTGCACCTGTACCAATACCTAAACGACCTAAAGGTCCAGGTCTAACTGGTCCTATAGGTTGTGCAAATTGCTGATTACCAAAAGCTTGTATTCCTTGTGCTTGATTTTGAGCAACTATTGTTCTTATTTTTTTTGTATCAGCTTGTATTTTTTTAGCGTTTTTATTAAATTCTTTAAAACCACCACCTAATCCTCCACGACTAGAACCAGCAGCAACTATCTCCCTAATTCTTTGTGATTCTGCAACATTAGATGAAACTCTAGTTTTTAATGCAAGTTGACTTTCTGTTGTTCCTTGTATTGGTGGCATAAATTTAAATCTGCCAAAAGCCCTAGAATTCATTGATCCTAAAGCTTCTTGTAAAGCTTGATTTTCTGCAAGAATTTGTCTTGATCTATCAGATGCACCTCCTAAACTTTGACCAAATAAACTTTGACCAGGTACTAACGAAGACGTAATTGGATCAAGGTTTTGACTGAATTTACGGAATCCAGAACCAAACCTACTAATTCTACTTTGACGTATATTTTCTCTAACTCTATTTCTTAAATCTATTGAAGGTGTAGGTGTATCTAAAGTTTTAAATTTAGAACTTATTCTTGATCTACGACTTTCT